TATGATAGTGTACGAGAATGGATAATGAATAAATATCCCCATTTGATAGAACAAACAGCATGACACCCCATGAAATAGGCGAACTAATCGAATTAATAATAGGCGATATACTCACATTGGAAGAAGCAGCGGCGATAGAGTGTATAGATCCTCGCGAACTATCCCGTGTAATAGATGAGGTGATGACTTTTCGGTCTCGGTATTCTCGTAATAATTCGGTGGTTGTCCTAGAACTTGGAAGTTTAGAAAGGAGAAAGGAATGACCCACGGATCATTATTCAGCGGCATAGGTGGCTTTGATTATGCCGCTGAACAAACCGATATCAAAAACATATTCCACTGTGAGTGGATCGAAAGCAAACGAAAAATATTAGAACATCATTTCCCAAAATCAATAAGTCATGGAGACATCACAGAAACAGACTTCACTGTTTACCGAAATAGAATCGACATCCTCTCAGGAGGATTCCCCTGCCAAGATGCAAGTATTGCCAAACAATGGGGTGAAGGTCAACAGGGGCTACAAGGTAAGCGGACAGGACTCTTCTATGAAATGTGCAGAGCTATTTCCGAAATCAGACCAAAGTACATTATCTCCGAAAATGTCTCTAACATTCTTAAAACTAACAAAGGGGAAGACTTTAGCGCAATACTCACCGAATTATCCAGAATGGGGTACAATGCAGAATGGAGAGTTTGCCGTGCGTCAGATGTCGGTGCCCCACACCACCGATCAAGGTTGTATTTGGTTGCTTACCCCAGTTTCTTCAGATTGCAACAGAGACAGACTTTCTTTTCCTATGTTCAAGATACGGCATCACCGAGGTCCTGGAACATTGCCGGAACATCTGTACAGATTATGGGGGGGGGTACCTGGAAGAGTGAACCCCCAGCTTTATGCGTGGATGATGGGGTACCCTCTAAATTGGTTAGGGAATCCTTACATGGATATGGAAATGCCATAGTTCCTGAGATAGCTATCAGAATTTTTAAACGAATAAAGGAAATTGACAATGAGTACCAACACTAAAATAGACGATATAATTGCATTTATTCGTATCGAGTATCAAGACGGAAAGATTTCGGAAGAAACAGCTAATGAATTAATTCGGATGCAGGAAGATCTTCGGAAAATGATTTACTCAGATTAACTAACCCCCACCCTAGTATAGTCTAGGGTGGTAAAGAAGAAAGAAAATGAAGACACCGGAAGTAATTTTACAAGAAATAAAAGACCAAGTTGCATTTGAAAACGATTGGATAGACTGGGTATGCTTTAAAGCGGATTGCGACATAACTGACATTGAAATAGTAACTGACATCGTTGCCAAACGTTTCGCCCTCGAAGTGGCCAAAGTATCATTGAAAAATGCAGCAGATAACGCCAAAATAACTGGCGATTGGGATAACGAAGCACATGATGTTGTCCATTCGGTAGACAAGAAATCAATTCTATCAGAAACTAACATACCTAAGATATGATAACAGCAAACCAACTACGCATAGGCAACTACGTAGCATCCGACCATTTCAAAGACCGTGATGTAATTGTCAAAGTACGGTTAATCGGCCAAGAACAGGCAATTGTTGAGCATCCGTCGGGGCTGTCAGAGCCTATGCTTTATCAAGGTGAAATGCGTGGTGTCAAGTTGACGGAAGAAATACTATTGAAGTGTGGGTTTAAGCCATACGGAAACGGCAAATGGCATCACGATTCAATATCTCTACATGAAGCCGATTTTATATTCAATAGCAAAAGCGACAGGGTTAAATATGTACACCAGTTGCAAAATCTATTTTACGAACTTACTGTAGAAGAACTGGATATGAAACTATGCTAAAGGCCAAGAGACTTTCCGACGGACAGGTATTTCCAGTGTGGAAGTACCTCAACGCAAATAACGAGATCATTTCAGTATGGTGTCATGAATGGTATGGCCATCATATTGTTGGAGAAGATTGCGAATTAATTTGGGAGGAATAACATCAAATTTTAACAATATGAAAACAAATATTCAAATTACTTTTAAACAAGAAAAACCTTGGGGATGTGGTTTATATTCGGTAGCTCATGCAATGGGAATTGAAAGCTATGTTACTGAAGAACGGGAGTTAATGTCTAAAGGCGGTAACAGCGTACCATTGCTAACAAAATGGCTTTTTGACGATGGAAAAGATTACGGAGTTGATGTTTTATTTTATGATCACATGAAGAAAGGCAAGCTACCTAACGAAACTGTATCTATAAGAACTAACACAGAAGGTTTATTTCTTCCTGTACTTATCCAAGTAAATTATTCTGAAGAATCACTTGCACATCTTATAGGAGGTAGAATAGATCATGAAAACAACATATATATTTATGATAGCTATTCTGACTTTGTTGAGGTAATTCCATTACCCGAAATAAACGAAAAGTATTACAGTGTAACTGGATTGTTTGCTTTTTCTGAGCTATCTAAGGGCAATGAATGGGTAATGATCAAATCTTAGTCTATGAACCAAAGACAATACAACAAGCCTTACACTCCTAAAGAGCAAATTGTTAGAATAAAGAGAGCATTTAGCATAAACAATCGTGCTCAGGCCGATTCATTCAATTACAATATAATCCTTAAAAAGGTATCTAAAAAGATGCTCCGCGAGATTAAAAAGGCTGGCTATCACGCCGATGTGACGCACGTGAAAGATCGGTACATTTTGAAAATACAAGGCCGTAAATCAGTTAAAATGGAGGTTGTAAAATGACTTGGATACCAGTAAACGAAGAAATTCCTGAACTTGGCCTATGTGTTCTTGTCGCGCTTAAATCAGGCCTTATGACAGTAGCTTATCTAAAAGATATAAATGGTAAAAAAGCTTGGCAACTATACGGCCCAATCCAAGATTATTTCGATTTAAAAACAGAATCTGTAACAGACTGGCAATATCTGCCAAAACCACCAAAACAAAAATAATATGAAAGTTTTAAAGAAAGGGATTAATCCCGATAGCAAACCAAAGAAAATGACATGCTACAAGTGCAAATCCGAACTTGAATATACTTCAAAAGATATTGTACATGATCCTCGTGACGGTGATTTCATAAAATGCCCCGTATGTTCATCATGCAGTAATGTAAGGTCAATTCAAAACACAAATAGACTTGATGATTAGCAAATGACCCTCACCAAACAACAAAGAGAAGCGCTCCGACTAAAGTATTCGGGGCGCACTAAAAACAACCTACTATGGAAAATATAAACTACATACACGGGAAACAGTATCCTTATGGATTTAAGGACTGGCTTAGACAATGCGCATTCAATCTACAGGATAGATACGGGTGTTTCCCCGAAACGCCACGATGTGATGCTTGGTCAAGATTAGATCCCGAATCATGGCTGCCACTATTCAATGAAGGTTTATCCCCTTTTGATGCTGTCAATTTAAATATGAAAGCCTAGATTGTTGGTCTAGGCTTTTTAATTCCCCCTAATTCAGGGGTTTTAAAGGTATCGAATTCGGCCCCTTTAAACACGGCGAATTACCCATAATTACAATTCCCGTATTTACCCCCTTGACGATATACTAATATTGTTAGTAAAATTGTCAGATGATATTCGAAGGTTTTGAAGTCGATGGTGAGCCACAGGTTTTGGAGATTACCTCATTGATGGGCGGATATTTTCATGTGTACATCAATAGAAGGTTTGTAACTAGTATATCTTACACCACTGAGGGCTGGCGTGTTCATTTCAATAACAACTCATGGTTATCCCGGGATGAAGCAGATATAATGATTGAGATGATCGAATCAGGGGAAATTCCTACTAAATAAGAAAAGCCAGGGTATGGAATACTGGCCTTTCTTAACAAATCAGTGTTAAACCTAAACTTCTCCTAAAGTTAGTTATCTTTTTTAAAAAAATCAAATAAGAAAAGCCCTAAGCTAGAGCTTAAGGCTTTTGGATAACCTGGAACTTGACGGATTCGCGGTTAGGACTAATATATAATTTTTTTATTTATCAACAAAATAAAAAAGCCTTGAGTGGGGAAACTCAAGGCTAATGTTAAATGTTTAAACTACTTTGAAAAACTATGAATATAACAAAGTTTCACTGCTTTCGTTTTATAATTTTTTATAAAAAAAGGCCGAAGACATGAGCTCCCGACCTTTATTACTACCAAAACAAACTAACTTAACCTCTTAATGAACGTTATTCTGAAAGAAATAGTTCATTTTAATTTAAAAAAAAGGGCAATCTTTCGATTACCCTCTAACTAAGCTATAAACAGATCCTATATAGATCGGAATATACTTTTTAAAAAGCCTAGTCTCTAAACCTAGGCTTTAAATGGCCAGGCCTTAAACCTGACCATAAAATAATCACTAAAACTGAACTAATACATTTTGAACGATCTTCAATAAATATACAAATCCTAAAACGGATTCGTTTGAAAAAAATAAAAAAACCTTGAGTCTGGGAGAGATCTCAAGGTTTTAAATTACTACCTATATGAAAAGTACCTATAATACAATATCGAATAACGTTTGGTTTGAATAAAATAAAAAAAGGCCGAGTTACCAGGCTCGACCTTAACAAATGAAATGTATTTTACCTTTGATTCAGACTTAATAACAGCTAACTTGTTGTTTTGTTTTCTTCCTTTGGCTTTTTTGGTCGAAATCCGAAAAATAAAAGCAATCCAATAACAAAAACCAAAGCACCTAATCCTAGCCAAATCATCATTGAACCTTTTGGCTCTTTTTTCACATCCTCAATCTTTGCTGATTCTTTCTGCCGGTGTTCCATTGAAGTTGCTACCTGCTTTTCTATCTTCTCGCTTCCCTGCTTTTCACTTTCTTCCCTATAATCTTTATTCTCGGTTACCGTCTGCTTAGTGTGCTGCGTAACTTTATCCCCGGGAGATTCCGACCTCACGCTGAATACCTGCCGCAAAGTATCGAGCTGTACCAATATTTTAAACCCTGCAGAATCTTTGAGCAATATCTCTGCCCCGGAAAGTGCCTTATCAACAGGTACCGATCCGCTTACTTTACCACCTTTTTTTTCGGTTGTAGTTGTTATTTCGGTTTCGGTTATGATTACACCTTTGTCTACTGTTATAGTACGTTGAATGCTATCTTTTTGCGTTTTCTCGGATAAGGAGCTGTCACGCTTACTTACCACCTCCAAAGAATGTTTTTCAACATGCTTAGATGACTTTCGAAATAGACCACAGGAAGCAAAGGTGATCACTATGACCACCGATGCAATTAGTTTATTTAGCATACTTCAATATTGAATTAAGCTCGATAACCGACTGTTTCAGGCTGTCCAAGCTATTTACTAAATCAGGCTTATTAATCCTTTGCTTTCCATTTGATGAGATCAGGGTAACCGACCCTAATAGCATCAATAACAACACTAATTTTTTCATCTTATTACCTCCCTGATGATCTGTTTTATTTGACTGGTAGTTGTATCCACCTGCTCACGCATTGGCGCCGTTTGTTTGCTTACTTCTTTCTCTACTGCTGGTCTAAGCTCTACCGGTAATTGCTTACGAATCTCATCTTGCACCTGTTGGCTAGTAGACTTCAATAAAGCAATATTCTCATTCTTTGCTTCAATGTATAAGCAAATGAACAATATCAGTAATGCAGATACAAAGGCACATAGAAAAGCCATTGGATTGTCCTTTATCCATTGTGTAAACTTTCCTACACCATTAATCTTTCTGTCGATGAAATCGTCTTTTTCCTCTGCCATTACTTCCACAAACTAGCATAATAATTCACTTTGGCTCTACGGTCGTCTAAGCCGTTATATCCCCCATTTACCGCACGGCAAACTGCACGTATACTTTCCTCCGAAAGATCCTTTGCTTTAGTCCAAATATTCTTTGCGTCAAACTCACGAACTGCAGTAGTAAAATAGTATGCCGATTCTCCGATCAAATCGGGATTGTCATATAATTCCTTATCACCATACCGATCATAGTCTCTACCGCCCGTAATTTGCAGAGATCCACCACCACGGAATAACCAACCATCACCAGGCCGAGTATTACCGAGTTCTTTAGCTTTTTTAGGATTTCCCAATCCATATACGCGTTCCGCTAGTTCCCAAGGATTGCCAGCCAATCGTCCTGCTTCGGCCACGGTAACTTTTGCCGAATGCCGTCCAATACCGAATATTTCCATAATGCGTGGAGCGGTGTAATTCATATTCTCTCGAACGATTGTAAACCCTCCGCTTTCGTGATGGATATTGGCGAAGAAATGTATTGTCTGCACACGGGTACGGCCAAACTTAGCAGCAAACTTTGACAACGTTTCTTTTCCTATAATACCGTCGGCACTCGCACCCACGGATTTCTGTAATTCTTTTATTCTTTCTTTTCCTGTCTTCATCCCCTTTTTAGATTAATGCCCCCGAAGGGGCTTAATTAAGCTGCTTCACTATCCTTGATTGCCTTCAATTCAACTGCAAGCGCATTGGCTAATGTAGCATCGTAGTCAGTATTGGAAAAACCTACATTAATTGCTCCATTTTCTGAAAGACTGGCCGTAACATTAGCGGCGACACCATCTTTATTTCCATATACATTAGCTGATTTAATCAATGTTCCTGATTTCTGAATATTGAAGTTTAAATTCCAGCCATTGAATACTGCTTTACTGGTCTCTTGAGTTACGGTAGCTGCTACCTCCCTCGTAATTTTAGTTGAAGTTGCCATTTATTAATTGTTTATTGATTCTTTAATTGCTTCTACTACTCTATGCTTGTACATCTGTGGAAGAATTGTTAATAATTCAGACTCTACGATATCGCTCACTTCCGCCTTGCCGTTCTTGTGCAATTCTCTTGCAAATTCATCCATTTCAATACTATTAGCGTTAGCTAAAAGAGTATTTGCAAAATCCTTCTGATCAAAATTTATAGTGATTTTTTTACCTTCTAAATCTGTGTAGAAAACCTCCTTGAGGTTCAGTACTTTTATATTTTGTTTTTTCATTAGATAATTTTATTCATACCAATCATTACAATAGTATTATCAAGGCCCGCAGTCCCTCCGTTATACTGAAAGGAATTAGCTGTTATATTCGTTATAGTGTGTGCTACGCCATTCAACAATACAATGTAATTTGTGTGTCCCAGATTATGGGTAATGGTTGTAGTAACATTAGTGTTTGGGTTTGCAAAGGAAACGTCAATATTTTGTAGAGGTTTAATTTCCCACCCGCTTAAGATGCCTGTTTTTGTTCTGATAACCCATGCACCCAAAACTCCAGGAGCACTCCAGAACTCTCCTGGTCTAGGATAGAATTCATGTGATCCATACGAGCGAATAGCCCCACCACCTGACACATTATTAACAATACGTAATCCGACACTTCCAGCTGCGTAAGTTTGAATATTGACACCTGTTTTATTTGCATTGAAAGTACCAACAGATAATAAAGAGCTACTTGCATTCAAATTAACATAGTCATCGTTATCACCAATTTTTATTGATGCATCTCCAGATGCATTTACCAACGCATTTCCACTAATATCAAACCCTGCCACTTTACTATTCCCTGTTACCAATAAATTTGTAGCAGTAATCTGACCGGTTGCTGTGATATTCTTAGCAAAGAGCTCGTTTACATTTATAAGCTCTGTTTTTAAAAACCCTCCATTAACAATAGTTGTCCCCAGTTTAGCTGCCTCTACCTTATCCTCATAAGCCAAACTTTTAAGAGAATTTTGTAATTGTGCTAAAGACTGGCTGGTAGCGTCTGATTTCGTACTTGCAGCTGTAGCAACATCACTTGCATTTAATGCTGTTGTATTCGCGTTATCAGCTTTAGTACTTGCAGCTGCAGCAATACCGTTTGCTGAATCAGCTATATTTTTTGCACCATTCGCAGTAGAAAGTGCTGATTCAGCCGTACCGTTGGCTCCCTGAGCTGTACTCAAAGCACTATTTGCGGTTCCTTTTGCGGTGTTAGCGATACTTTGCGCGTTCGAAGCAGTATCATTCGCTGTATTTACTCTACCCTGAGAATCTGCATCTAAAGAGCTAAAGGTTACCATTCCTGCCATGTTGATTGTTTTCCCAGCCAATGTAATTCCACCAGGGGTCATTGTAAACGAAGATGCTATTTCTTCTTTAGTAGTGTAGTTATCGATAGCATCGGTAATATCATACACCCCTGCAAAAGCTACTCGTACACTAACAGAATCCCCCCCTGAAAAAGAAAAGAAATTGGTAGTTTGGAAAGTTCCAGTAGTACCACATTCTACATAAGAGATATATTCGGTAAAGTTGTCAATACCTTTTCCAGCTGTAGGTGTGAGCCAACGCTGACTACCATTATCTCCGAAAGCATTTGTATTAAAGTTTATATTTCTCCCCTCTTCAAAAGCTAAAATTAAACGAGTGATAAATTTAGCCTTAGCTCTCGCCGGGGTTCCAAAATAAAAACCACCCCAACCAGGTGAAGTCGCCCTATCGCCATTCTGATGGTAATAAACTGCATAACCTGATGTTGTGGGTAATGTTTCAGCAAGATCGTTTTTACTTAATCTTCCAAATACTGTGGCTCCAGTACCATTGTTATTATAAAGTTGTAGTCCATTCATACCTTCTTTAAAGGTAGGGTCAGGATTCAGAGGTTTACCGCTAGCCCACATATTTGCCAACACAGTATCGTTAACTATATTTTGAGTCTGTTGTTTTACAACAGCTCTTATGGAATCGTCTTGAAGCTTTAATTCAGCAGAATTAATACGATTTGACAATCCTCCGATCGTGTTATTTATTCCTGTTATTTTTCCGTCAACAGAAAGATTGATTTCATCTTTAGTTTGAGAAATTTTTGTATTTGTATAACCTACTGCATTGTTGTATGCTGTGTTAGCTTTATTCTGTGCTCCGTCAGTACTTTCTTTTTCAACCCAAGGACTCCAAGAAGCAACATCTGCATTACCATACCGAGTATATGTTTTACCAGCATATAAAGCTTCTTGTACTACGTAACCACCGCTGAGATCTTTCCAAGGTACATTGGTGGTTAATTGTGCATGATAATCACCTAATAATGGTAAACCTATTACTTCTCTATTTTTGAACTCTCTAACAGTTCTATATGGATAATTTTCATAGTACCAAGATGGAGGATTGTTAAAGTTCCTAGTATCTTTTATCTCTACCACATCTTTAACCGCGTTACCGACAATGTTTTCAGTCTGACCCTTTACAGTTGATTGTATAGCATCAGGTGTAATTTTTAATTCAGCACTTGACAATCTATTGTTAATACTATCAACAACACTTTGTTCTGCCTTAAGGGAAATAGCATTATTTGTTATAACAATCTGACTATCAGTGTATGTTTTGGAGGTATTTATTGCATTATTAACTTGATTTGTTACTTCAGTTTTAGTTGCACGTAAGGCAATTTCGTTTGCATTTTGCGTAATTGTCGTTTCAGCATTACTAATCCTAGTAACAACATTGTCAATTTGACCCTGCACATCCTCAGGTGCAGGTGTCCAATCAGTTGCTTTGTTACCCTTTTCAACTTTAATGTTTTTAAAATAAAAATAAGCCCAACTTAAATTGTTAATGTCGATAAAGTTATACACGTCAGGTGTATAGTTGTTTACATTTTGAGTAAATTTAAAATAAGTCCAATTATTATTTTGGTCATTATTCAGTTCAAAATAATAATCAACTAAATCACAAAAATCAATGATAAACGATATTGGTGTAGATTGACTTCCCCTAACAAATCCCGATATTGTCCACTCACCATTTCCTGTAATAACATTATTTAGTCGTATAGTACTTTGACCCGATGTACCACTTGTCAAAAATCCGTTGGGTGTATTACCTGTATTTCTTTCGTGTATTGGTAAAGATGATGTTAGAGATGTATTGTTTGAATAATAATTTCTACCACCTATATTAACATTATTTATTGCATTGTTAACTTGATTTGTTACTTCAGTTTTAGTTGCACGTAAGGCAATTTCGTTTGCATTTTGCGTAATTGTCGTTTCAGCATTACTAATCCTAGTAACAACATTGTCAATTTGACCCTGCACATCCTCAGGTGCAGGTGTCCAATCTGTGGCTTTGTTGCCCTTCTCCACTTTAATGTTACGGAAAGAGTGTATTTGACCTGTCAATCCATTAATATCAATGAAATTGTAAACATCAGCTGAATAATTATCAACATAACTTGTAAACTCCCATCTTTGCCAATCTACAGTTTGCTGTACAAAACCATATTCTTGACCATCACAGAAATCAAGCGATAATGGATAATTTGGAGAAAAACTAAATTTGTGTTCAAAACTTATAGTCCACCATCCATTTCCAGTAATTACATTCTTTAATCTTACTTTTGCATCATTGCTGACAATTCCAACAATTTCAAAACCTGTGTCAGTTTTCGAGAGTGTGTTTGAACCTCTTAATGGTTCAATTTCGGTTGTTTTCTTAAAATAATTCCTACCACCAACATTTATTGCTGTAACAGCATTATTTACAATACTTTCAGTTTGACCTCTTACAGTTGATTGTATAGCATCAGGTGTAATCTTTAATTCGGCTGATTCCAAGCGGCTTACCGTGTTATCAACACGACCGTTAACCGTATTGATCTGTGTGTCTACGTCACTTTTGACCGCACGTAAGGATATAGCATTACTATTCTGCTGTATAGCTGTTTCTGCACTACTGACACGCCCTGAAAGACCTCCAACAGTATTATTTAGTTCCGAAAATTCCTGTTTTGTTGCCCGTAACTCTATTGAAGAAGTGTTTTGTGAAATAAGTGTAGCCTGCTGGCTAACAGTTTGACCAAGAGCGTTAAAATCGGTCTGACTAACTTTTCCCTCAATCTTGCCATTCATCACGGAAAATGACTGTGACGTTTCTGTTTTGAAAACGTCTAGCGCATCGGCAATATCTTCAGGAGCAGGCGACCAATCCGTGGCTTTGTTGCCTTTTTCGAGTTTTACCCATTCCAAAATTGTTTGCTCGCCATCAGCGCGGGGTATTCTGTATATTGTAAGTATGTCTTGTTTTAATTGCGTTTGAAATGGTGCAGCTGCTTTAAATTGGTAAAATAATATCCCGTTATTGTAGCTTATTGGCGTATGGGAAATGTTTCCTGCGTCCTGATATACATGGAGATTTTGAGTGTTAGTCTTCAATTGAACTGTATAAGTTTCACCTACGATCCAATCTTCACTTAATTTTGCATAGAGTATCTGATAACCTGTTGTATTGATATTTACCTTACTGTTTAAAACTAAATTCCTACCACCAATCTTGATCGCGTCAACAGCATTTTGCGTAAATTGATTTGCAGAGGAAATTGCTTCGTTTTTTGCTGTGTTAGCTTTATTGGTAGCATCCTGACTGGCTGCACTTATAGCATTCGCCTGCGCCTGTGCCGCCTGTGCATCGGCGTGGTTTTTTGCTTCTGAAAGTTTTGCCTGCGCATCTGCTATTGCCCGTGCCTCCTCAGCATCAACGATACCATCGGCATAAGCTTTGGTTTCGACCTTTGCAAGATTATCCTGAGCTGCTGCAAATTCTTTAGCTGCATTAGCTTTTGCAGTAGCGTCCTGACCAGCCACAACAACAGCGTCATTGTATGCCGCAGCAGCTTTGCTCTGTGCACCCTGCTGCGTTTCTGCATTGCCTCCCGTTACCCAAAATGCTCCCCGTAAATAAGCATTCTGACTATAAAGCCCATACCCTGACAAAGGTCCAAAAACACTGTCAGTTATTCCATTGAGTTTTCCTAAGCGAACCTTAGTCTTGCCCTCCAAACTCGGCGAATCTATACCATCCAATACATCCAGGTAAGGTGCGCCACTATCGGAGTTGGTCATGTATATCAATCCCTGACGACCAGGAACAGATGACCCGAATTGAAAAACGTTGTCGCCTGCAGCAGGAACTCCAGAGCCTGCTAAAAGTGGTTTTTCTATGTCAAAAATACTTTGAGATACTGCACGAATGCGGCCTACATAATATTTTATTCCTTTACCATCCCAAACTTGGCACCTTACAATATCGCCTGCGTTGAAAGGAACAAAGAGTGTATTGTCATCGGTATTAATTACACAGGAATAATAATCTGGGAACTCCGTCACTGAATAAATCTTTGCTACATTGGTCACCGCGAAGCTTCCCCCCGTGCCAGTTATCTCTCGGACAACGAGCTGAACAACGTTCAAAGATTTTCGCACAGTCAAACTATCAACCTCTGCGCTTCCATCTGCAAAAAGCTTCCATCCCGAGCCAGTGGCTCCTGAAACAAAGGCAGGGGTTGATATAGATTGGTGACGGACATCGTCATTTATACGCACAGGTTGATCAATGTAGTCTGCAAACTGTTTTCCATCCCATTTATCAGAATCGTACGCATAATCAGCAATGCCCGCACGGTCAGCCAATTTCGAATGATCTGATTCTTTTGCGTGATCAGCATCCAAAGCATAATCTGCAAGTGTGGCCCTATCTGCTAAAGTTGCCTTGTCTGCATGATCTGCTTTAAGGGCTCGGTCGGCCAATGCTGCTTTATCTGCCTGATCTGAAAAGGTAGATCGATTAGCAATAATCGCTCGATCAGCATTTGCAGCGTTCTGCGCCTGGCTAGCAAAGTTGGCTGTTGCCGCATTTGTTGCTGTATTGGCGTGCCCTGCCAGTGTTGCAAAACCTGCGCTTTCTGCATAGGTAGATTTTGTACTTAATCCGTCAGAGGAAAGTCCTTTACTCACCGCATTAGCAAGCCTGTCAGATTGATTGCGTAACCGGACCAGATAGTTTATAGTTACGACATTTGATAAGGTAAAATCATACAAATATTCCTCCTCTAAATCACGCGTATATGAAGCTATTCGAATTGGTCCTGAAAAACCAATGTCACTCGCATTTAAGTTAACGATTCCGCCAAGGGTCAATTCGATGTTGTTCTCCAGTATAAATTTTGGCGTGATTTTACCCGACCATGTATATTGTTCTGTGCCTTCTTCTTCAAAATATTGATCACCCAGTTCTTTGACACGGTTTTCAGCTGCTGTGACATAACTCTGAGGCATATTGATATTGAGGAATACAAAGCTATCCCCGACTGCGGGTTTTAGCATAGCATTAGGCACACCATCCGGATAAGCATTTTCATCCGTGATCGTATTGAACTTCACCTGCTTGGTCGCATTGTCAAAACCATCTTCGGATATCGTGAACTTAAAGCTATTCAGTAGACCGCTAGTAAATGCTATTTGCGCACTGGAGCCATCGTTAAGCAGGTAATCATTCAGATTAAAGTCAATATCGTTGGAGCGGATTATATTATTAGCCTGTACGGATGTAACCTTAGCCTCTAAACGTGGATAGACATTTTCGAAAGTAAGAACATCCTCAACAACCTCCATACCGGCAACATAATTAGGGTTGACCATCGGGTTGCCGCCCGTTGGCTGTATCTGACGAAAGCCGTATCCATTGGGGATGTTCTGCGTACCACCCTGCACTTTCATGTGCGTGACAACAGGCTTATCTTTTCTTTCGCGACGAAGCTCATACAGCCCCTTACCTTTGCCATATTGAAAGGTAATTCCAGTTTGAATCTGTTTTCTGGTTAAATTGATCTGCTTTCCGACACACCAAAATTCAAGATTCGTCTGGTCCGCAATATCTTGAAGTACAGTGAGCAATTTGGCTCCATTGTATGCCCATTGGATTGTTTCTGTGCGGTCTACCTGTCCCAATGTCCACCCACTACCGGCCCGGTTTGCATTCTGTACCAACAACCCAAGTATCACGCTAGCCTCCCCCATGATATAAACATCGGGTTCCGTTAGATTATTGTTTTTATCAAGCGTATTGAGAATCCATTTACCAAGGTCATAATAGAGTGCTTCGAACTCTATCGTGTAGGTGTAGCCAATCTCAGTATTTGTTTTCCCTATATTTTCTGGCCGGTTAAGCTTATAGGTTTCCCCGTATACTATGATTGTATCTCCTTTTTTGAAAACAATAGGAATTGGGCTTTTGATAGTTATCTCAACGCGATCCTCCTGCATGATAACTTTCGACTGTTTCCCCTGAGCTTTACCGCTCCATATAACTGTATTTCCCCTCTTGATCTGATACATGCTTAGATTGTAAAAATGTCTACTGGATAATCGTCTATTAATTCGAAAGTCAACCGGATAGCACGGCTGTTTAACTTTTCTTGGGAAGTCGTTTTGTTGTAGAAAACTTTCCATCTTCTGGATTTACCGGTATCATCAAAATTGAATTCTCCAGTAGTTATAAAAAAAGTAGCGAGAGCATTAAACTTTGTCTGTAGATCCGTAGGCGAACTTGCGATGATAACCCCTGTAATACTGTATGTTTTAGATTTAAATTTCCGCATTCCATGATATCTCTCAGTTCCATTCTCATTTGCCCAATCGATGGAAAGACCGTTGTCCTTCAATTCAGGTATGGTCATCAGCTGGCTATCTATCCCACGCTCTATTATTAGCCCGTAGGCTGTTTCAGGATCTACTCCGTTAAATCTGTATGTACTCATTTTTGAAACTCCCTTACTTTAGCATTTCCAAAGACTTCTTTTATTAACTGTCCTTCTTTTATTTCCACAGTAACAAATGCGTTTTCTATAGCGGTTAGTTTCACAGTACCACGTTTCGCATAGATTTGACTAACTTCATATCCATTCACTTCAACGTTCACTTGGCCGCCAAGTAGCACGATAAATCGTGGATTGACTATAGTATGAACTCCGTCGAAAAATATATCCTCCGATTCCAATTCTTTACGGTATTTTTGCATTACATTCAAAGGAAGGAAATCGTTATCCATTGCGAACTCAACTCCTTTTGGGGATTTGAGGATTCGCACCAATTCCTCTACTCCATTGGCCGTCGCAACCATACTAAGCCCCCATCCGCACCCGTTATGCTTTTTTATAAGATTATATATTTCTTGATAATTCATTATAACCCTGCCCCCCTTCTAGCAGCATCCGAGCTGGACACTTTATTGTTAAGACTTACTATTGCATTTTCGATATTGGCTAGGCGTTCTGTATTTTCAGCTGTTCTATAGGTATTTTGTTGAATAGCTATAAGCTGAGATAATTTATCCTGTGCAATCATGTACAATTGAGTATGATTTGATTTTGTTGTCTCCAATAGTTGCAACTGCGCTATTCTAAGGCCTCCAAATTCTGCTTCTAAACGGCCTGCCTGTTGTTCTGTCATACCTTGTATGTCATTTTTTAGGCTACCACTGTTGGAAGATGTTCCGTCTTTTTCCAGACCTAAACCAGCGAAGGCACTTTCCATAGCCTCATTGAAAGTCTTACCAACCCCATTTAATTTATCACGCCAATCGTCGAAATTGAATCCGACAGGACTATTGTCATTTTTAGCCATATATTGATCAAGTTTATTTACCATATCTTCCACGATAGGGTTAATAAGCTTCAGTCTAAGGCTATTCACTAACGCATTTTTGATAAATTTATCAAACGCTTTATCCATTGATTCAATGCCGTCCTCACCTGCTTCAAAGGCGGACAACAAAGCGTCTGCGATAGACTGGGATAGGCTATTGATATCAGTCTGTAATCGCATTTGACGGACTGATTTTTCTACATCTTCACGGCGTTTATCAATTTCATCAAGTTGGTCCTGATAAGCTTTCATTTTATCCTTATCGGTTTTTTTCTTGTCTTCCTCGGCTTTCATCATTGCCCTGACAGCTTTTTCCTGCTCATCAAGGTTTTTTAATGCCTGATTTTGGTTATCATAGTAGTTGGTGTCTGAATCATTCAATTTCCCCTGTAGCTTATCATACGCTTTTCCAAGACTGTCCAGTTGGGTTTTGTATGCATCGATCTGTTTTTGAAGTTTCTTGTCTTTGGTGTTGAAAAGAGATATTGCAGATGAAAGAAATTTCACGCCATTAGCAATGGAACCAATGACATCACCTTTTGCAATCGATGTGGCTAAATTACCGGCATCGCCAAGGGTTTTTATCGTCTTACTTAGTCCTTCCTGAAATTCCTCATTACCAATACCAAGCTCATCAAATATGCCGCCTATATCTTCTGCAGCCGACAGTGTAGCTTGAAAAACTGCATTTGCGCTCTGAGCAGTTTTAGCTAAGGCATCCTCATACTCAATAGTTCCTTTTTTCGCTTTTCTTAATACATCTAAATCGGCTTTAAAATCGCCTAATAGGCCTTTGTCTTTGTGGGATATTTGATAGTTTGTTGAATCAATCTGCTCTACTAACTGCCTGAATTCTCCTGTGGATATTTTCCCTTCATCCAAAAGCTTCTTAACACCGTCTTTGAGCGCTGTTAAAGATTTTAAAGCTTCTGACCTCGTTTTATAAATTATAGTTGCAAAAACTTCCGCCCAGTTACTATTTTTCATGAATTCATCAATAGAAATATTACTGAGCTCTTCCTTTTTACTTTTATCTAAAGTTGCTTTCTGTTCAGGTGTAACTTTAGTCCCTAGAGCATCTAAAGCATCTTGATATTTTTTTTCTATCGCTAATCGCTTTTGATCGTATGTTTCAGATAGCTTAAGGGCTTCAATTAATCTTCTACTTTCTCGCTGACGATTTTCATTGGCGATATCCTCTCTGCGTTTACTCAATGCCTTGAACTGCTCCTCTTCTGCCTGAGTAAATTTGATGGTGCTATTTAACCCTTGCAAATCAGCAGTCTTCTTCTTTGTTAAAAGATCATAGTAGGCTTTTTCAACATTTTTCTCATAACCTTTAAAAGCATCTAGTTCACTGGCAAAACGCTTATCTGCTTCCTCTTTGGAGGTTTGTTCAGCGTAGGAGTTATATTCATCCAGTAACTTTTTTTGAGCATCGAAAGATTGCTCAATTCTTTTGGTTTCTTGCCGTATTGTAGCTTCCGACACCTCAAAATTTTCAGAACGCTGCAAACCACCTTCATCAACTCGTAAACCCTTATTTTTAGGATCAGCATAGAACTTGCGTACTTCCTCACGAATTTTGGAGTATTTGTCTTTTACAGAAGCCACCTCAGATTCATCACGTGAAAGTTGGCTGCGTGCTGCTGTCTCATTGATCTTATCTATTTCTAATTGAAGAGCACGCTGGCGCTCGGTGGCTTGGCGCAACTGTTCCGCTGCTCTTTCCGACTTTCTTTTATCTTTATCTGAAACACCAAAATCAATTTTAGAAGTATCAACATCAGTCTTCAAAAGGCTCCTCATTTTCTTTAAATTCTCCTCCAAGACTGGATTAGCAAATGCTTTATTGAGGGAATTTTGCTTTTTTATCAATTCTTCCTGATTAGCAATCATTTTTAATTGCTCGGCTCTAGTCTTTTGTGAGAACTCAGCGAAAAACTTAGAATTATCTTCTGATGCCTTTTTAGAGTCATTAGGGAAAATCCAATTTGAAACTTTATCAAATCCACCTCCAGTTGCCCAATCTACGGCACGACCCGGAATCGTCATTTTGAACCCAGTTGATATATATCGAAAAACACCTTCAAAGATGTTTGCAGAATCTGCGATCTTATTGAATGCTTCCAGCATATCAGCTACATAACCGATTATTGCCACTGAGGTTTTTCCAATTGCTCCAGATCCATTTTCTATAGACAATACCAAGTTATCCCAGGCAATATTTATCCTTTGAATTTGATTTACCAACTTACCGGCCCCAGTTTCAAATTCTGCCTGCATTGCACCACTAGCATTTTTAGCGGTATTCATCGCATTAGTCAAAGTATCATAACCAGTGGATGCTAATGACGCAATTACTCTTTGATCCCGAACCGCTATAATGCCAGTACGTTCCAATGCTTCATTAACTGAGCCACCTGCTTGGTTAATTTTGTTCAACCCCCTAATGTAGTCCATAAAGACACCACTAGCGTCGGTCTTGAAACGCTTCTGAAGTTCAGCCTGTGTGCCACCTATAATTTTCAATAAATCAGATGCTCCCTTACCCGATCTAGTCATCTTCTCGAACTGTCCGAGTGTACGTGAGAAAGTTGAACCGACAACCTCCGCTTCTAGACCTACTGCTTTCGTTGCTGTAGCGTATGCAAGTACGTCTTTACGGCCGATCTTATATAAACCAACGTTTTGCCCTATAGCTTCGGCATTCGTCAAAATCTCAGATTCGGTGGCCGCGAAGTTGTTACCAAGGTTTACAATCTCGTCTCCAAATTCTTTAACATTCTGGACGCCGCCATCAGTAAGGGTAAGGAGTCTAGCTATTTTTGTCGCGCCTTCCTCTCCGCGTATATCTGATGCGGTCTCCAATTTGGCTAATGCTTCTGAGAATGCGAGTAGGTTGTCTCGGCCCTTAACACCCAATTGTCCGGCAACCTGTGAATATTCAAGGAGTTGCTTTGATTCTACCGTTTTCAAAGCTCGCGAAAGCTGTATTATGTCATCCGAATACTGTTGAAGCGCCTTGCCGGATAATCCTGTTGTTTTACTAACGCTCTTTAGGCCGTCATCAAATTGGATAACAGTATCTTTGTTAGCCTGGAATAGTGCGAACAGTCCGCCAATGGTAGCAACTGCGGCTCCAATTGGAGTAGAGACAAACGCCACCAAGTTTTTGAATGCACCGGCAATACCGGCACCAATTTCCTTGAATATCCCAGGTTTACCAGCTAATTCATCTATTGAGGTGCCGAACATCGCAAGCTGACTGTTAACACGGCCAACGATTGGAATAATATCAGCCAAGGCATTACCATAGTGCCCTACCTCTCGCTGATGCAAGCCAAGGGTAGCATCGATCTTTTTGATCCCCTTATCTAAATATTGAGTTTGTGCAACAAGTCCACGGGCTTTATTTGCTAATTCTTGATAAGCAGCAGAAGTTTTTTTACCCTCACCTTCAAGCTTGAACATTTCAGCAAGAACATCCTTGGATTCTTTACGAACATTATTAAGTGCCTTGTTAAGCTGATAATAAGCGCTGTTTTCCTTTTCAAGTTCTTTACGTCTTTTCTCTGCGGCCTTTCTTTGGTTTTCTGCTTCACGTTCAGAATCTTTACGCGCCTTTTCAGCATCACGAAGAACTTTCTCAGCAGCACGTTCTTCAGCATTGGCTTTTCTACGGGACTCTGCTTGTTCTTTAAGCACGCGGTTATATTCCTGTGCAGCAATCTGCCCTTGCTTATATTGAATGTTTAGCTCCTTCTCAGTCGTAATCAGACCTTGTGCAGCCGCCTTCTTTTCAGCCAGTACAGTTTTCGCATCTTGCTCCAACTGTTTCAAAACATTTAAATCGGAAATTTCTTTGGAACGCTCTTCACGCAATCGGCGAATAGACTCAATATTTTCAAGCTGGGCAGCTTTCAATTTCTTTTGCTCATCGGTCAGTTGCCGTACAGCATCAGTCGACTTTTTAATGTCACCCGACTGATCCCCCATTCCAGTGGCAGACACGCCACTTCCCTTAAGCAATTCGCTAATTTTGCGCTTTGCTTCTTGATCATCAACTACTACTTTATACCGTAAATCAGCCATTAAACAAACTTACCAAAAACGTTATGTTGTGATAAGTTTTGGTCGTTGTCTAAGCAGGCAATGACAACTTAGTCTGTGCTTAAACCATTGAATAATGAGAACATATCAACAGGTTCACCTTCACTAGGATCGGAACCAGTATTATCCTCCCCAATTGGCGGCAATACAAGACTGTATAACAAAAGATTTTGATAACTTACCTTGTACTTTAACTCATCCTCAGTCATCCAGCCTTTGAAAGCAATTGCTGTATTGGCTATTATTGACCAAGGGCTTCCTTGTCCTGGGTAAGATTTATCACTAGGCTTCTTGCTAAAGTTAAAGAGTCGAAAAAAGGCTCAAGGTCTAACCTCCCGTAGACCATACGGAACATCGCATTTATTTGTCCGTTTGTAAATTGATATCGAAGTGCAATTGAAAGTTCTTGTGAGGGTGCTGAGGGGTTGTTATTGATAGCCATTGCAATAACATCAGTTAATCCGGCGACATTATCTCTAAGTAAGGTAAATATCTGGTCAGATGATGGAAGATTTTGGATATCCTTTGCTCCTGTCATCTCCATCAAACGCAGTGCTATGTCTTGGGAAACACCTGCGGAAATACCGCGCAACAGTAATTTGACTGTGCGTTTGCGGCGGAAAAGCTTACCAAAGAAATCTATTCTCGGAAGTGTGACCTCTCCCAATTGCTCTGGATGGTCATTAAAAGTTTTTACAATAAGGCGTTGGGCCTCAAGTGGAGTTAATTCTTGTTCTTGCATTTTGGAAAGGGTTTAAAGGCGGAGCAAGATTATGCACTGCCTTGTTAAATAACCCCTACTCGCCAACCTTTTCCACAAGAGTGGTTTTCGGGGTAAAAATCGTAAACTGCGGTTATGCGACAGCTACTTTTTCGTAGTACCAAGGTGCCAAAGCATCACCATCTGCATCAGTTACAGCCTGTGCTTCCGCGGTAAAACCTAGTGCCAAGAAATCTGCTCCATCTTTAGTAAGAGCGTTTTCCATTCTGGCAATCACTGATCCGTTTAAGATTACGAAAACCATCTTGAATCCATTCCATGGTTTACTTGTAACACGTACCGCAAGGTTTACAGCAGCAGTTCCATCAACAGGAGCTTCGAATTTAGTTGTAGCAGCCGAAGCAGCATCACCTTTAAACAGAAGATCAGCCATTTTAGGATCGAGATTCAAGAACTTCGCAGTTACACTTGCGCCATCGCCTTCTTCACCTACAACAGCGAAAATTCCAGCTTTATCCTCAACCTTTACTTTGGTCAATGTTTTTTCAGGAATGTTCAATGTTGCAGATCCCATCTCGATATTTTCTCCTTTAATCCAACCGGTAGTCGGAAGAGATCCGTCCGCACTAACTTTAGCGAACTCTATGGATTCTACACCCTTAACAACAAATTGTGCCATAATATATTTCTTTGTTAGATGAGGTTAGCGCTTTTGCCCTCGCGTCCCCTCTGTTATTAATTTTTTACTAGCCAACGTCAATAGTCTGTACGAAGGAAATTGTAATTTACTTGAATATTGAAAAGCCAATCAGTATTGTATCCTTCCAGTTCCCCAGGGCTGCGCAAGGAAAGAGAAAAGTCAAAACCATGGTAATCATCAACTGCAGCAACAATCGCAGCGCCAATGGTTCGCATTTTAGCGACATCGGGTTGGGTATTGTCTTTTGCTGTTGGATTTTCAGCAGGTTGATTCTTTAGGTTAGGAACATGGACGTTTATGTTGAAAATTCCTCCTTGCTTCTGTTCAGCGTCGTAAATTAGAGAATTGGTCACAATATCCTCCTTTGTGGATCCTGCACGGCGTTGAGCGGTTCTCAGTTCACCTGTAATCATCGAGGGAATACCAGCAGCTATAAGTACACCTTGAATATCATCCATAGCATCAAATACACTCTTTATCCGCCTTTTCATACACTGATTCGATTAAAAGCTTCTTCTAGCGACTTGTTTATCTCCAATTCTGCATCTATCAATACTGACAAACTGTGCCTTGATTGAACCCAACTCGCGTACTCCATGCCTGCAACAATTGTGATGCCCCAACCTCTTGATTCCCGGAGCTCAGCAAACGCCTTCTCTCGTCCCTCTTTCATACCTGGGGCTTTATCAGTTCCGTATGGACTAAGCTCAAAATCCTCATACAACACTTTACCATCACGATAAATAATCCCTCCTGTTGATGAGCGCAATTGCCCAGTTTGATCGTTATAGCCACCATTAATTCGCATCTTGGCACGTTGGATCTTCAAAGCTTCTGCTAAAACAGATTTGAACTGCTCCAGCGTTTGACGATCAACTTCATCGTACATTTCCTTTTGGACCTGTTCGATTTCCGTAGGGGTCATATCTAAAACAAGTTTGAACATATTATAAAGTGTTATATATATGCTTTACAATGAAAACTTCCATGGTGAAATAAAGCAATGGGTTCTTGCCAAACTATCACATTACCCCTCTCGTCATATGCAGTAACCAGTTCACCAATCAATAATTGAGGGGTGTCCTCTGGAAATGCTATAACATAAGAAACATCGACTTCAACACTATCTTTTACCTTTTTCAATCCGGTTCCTTTAGAAGGTACAAATCGACAAGGCAACCCCTGCTCCTTGGTTTCACCTTCTCTCACTAATATATCAGGATATTGTCCTTCGAAAATCATACTTTTCCCCTCTTTCTTGTTTAGTGAGTATTTGAAATGTCAACAAATCCCGATGTAACTGGTGTTTCATCAATTCCCCAACGGAGCAACAACCGTCGGCGTAAAGCTTCCAAAGCTGTAGCATCCTGCTGGGTTAGTTGATAATCCAATTCCTTGACAGATTTAGGCCGTGTTAAAAGGAAATCAATCAACCCTGCCCGGGAAAGATCCAATGCTTTAGTCTGATCTTGATTTTGGGGCTCACGTTCCGCTACAGGATCCAACCCATTTTCCGCCAACATCATTTCAACCGTTGCATCAGGGAACTTAAATCCCATCGACGACACTAATACTTCCTTTACACTTGCCATAATCTAGACTTTCTTTACCAATCCACGATTAACACAATCAGCCAAACGCGCCTCATCGAAATGAGATACATCATCGCCTTTATTCCACATTTTGCTGAAGCTATCGCGGTCAGAGAATGGCTCAGCTACGATATACTTTGGTTTGCTTTCCTTGCCTTGCTTTGAAGGAGCACCCGTTTGTGCCCCTGTTTTATTTTCTTGATCTGCCATTATGCTTGTACAGTTTTAGTGTCCAATTGGAAAATCTCATTTACATTGTTGATGACAGGAATGTTGCGCGCCTGGATATCAGTAAACTCTCCGAAAGGTTTGTGTGTAACGTATTTCGAAAGTAAAGCTCCGTGTTCACCTTGGCGGTACTCAACTGCTTTAGATTGGTGATCCGCTTCAACAGGCTTTTTCCATACCAACTGACCTACAACTAAGTCTGGGTGTAAAATAGCTTTACCTTCGTCCCAAGCTTTCACTGTTTTCTTCACTCCATCTTTTTCAAACTTAATTGAGCGATTTACAACGATCAACTTCACTCCCAACTCTTCTTCCAAAAATGAAGGGAAGTTTTTATTTGATGGTGATGGCTTAGTGTCACTAAAATTTCCATTAGCCACAGCGTACAAATCCTTAACCTCATTGCATCGGCGAGCGATATCTAAAGAAGTCTTATCAATGGTAATGTAGCTAATTGTGATTCCTAAAGCGTCAGCTTTGTCAATCTCCCTCTGTAAATCCGCTACAGGGGTCATTGTAGCTAAGTTTGCATTCGACCAAACAACTGGCACGCCAGCTTGATTGGTATATCCGTAATTGACGCGTACACCTGTACCAACGTTGTCGTTATCTGTTAACGCAATACCGCTTGAAAAACCACGAAGGAATAAATACTCCTTTTGTTCTTCCACCCCGACAATACAACGTTTAGTGTCATCAAAAATCTCCGTGACAATGTCCTTGATATCGGCGTTTTTAGCAAGCATAGTGTCCACCTGATCGAGTTGATTCTCGTTCATTTTCAACTCCATACCAAGCTTCGGAATATCTCCGGAAACAGATCCCATTGATGGACGTAATTTCAATGGTAATGGGGAATCCATTGCAACAACATCGGCCGCAACGTTTTGGTTATCCGCCAACAGTGATGTCCATTTACCATCAACGGAAGGTTTTGGCGTCAACATCTGTTTGTACAGATACTTTGGCGCATTTTTCTCACCATTGATGGTTTTGTATACAGAAGCAATAAACCCTGTAAAGTACTTCTGAATGTATTTAATAAATTGTGTTTGCTCTGCCATTATGCCAAATCTGATCTAAATTTAACCTCGTTGTTTAATGCTGTAAGAAACGCCGCTTTGATTGTAGCCACAGGGAATGGTGATGCCACTTCGTTTACATATCCTTCGATCATAACACCAGCGAACGGACGTTTTTTAAGAATAGTAGCAGCCAAAACACCTGCATATTCATGGTCTGCCGGTAAGGCGGCATAAGCTGTTGCGCCTGCATTCAAAGGCATCGGCTTGTAATTACCTGTTGCTGTTTCTTTAATTAAGATGTGACCAGCATTAATCACATCAGGAACGAATCCAGTAACGTCTAATGTTTTACCTCCAGGAATACAAAATTGATTATGAATAATAACAATGCTGTCCTTCGAGGTATCTACGTTAATCTGATCGTCCACTAAGTTTGCTTGAACTGCCATTTGCTTTAAATTTTAATGTCTCCAAATAGCTTGTCTACCTCAGCCTGTGAAGCTTCTTTGACTTTGCCATCTTTACCTACACTTGAAAATGGACTATCCTTCCCCAATTTACTTTCAGCTGTCGTTTGCGTATGGTTAGCGAAGTCGGTTTCTACATCAGCCAGATAAGTAACGAAGTCCTCATCAGTAGCAAAGCTCATACGACCGAAGTCGCGTAAAACTTTAGCACTATACTCTTTGTCTGCGTTAGCCAACTTACCCATGATCAGCGACTGACGATCAGTAACAACCTTTTCACTTTTCAGTCCTGCGACTGTATCGGTCAAGGCTTTCATTCCATCAGTGATAGCTTTAATATAAGATGGCACTTCTTCACTTGCTGCAGGCGCTGGAACAGGAGTTGGTTCTGGTGGCGTAAGCTGTGGTGCGGGAGCTGGAGTTTTTAATTTATCCAATTCCGCTTGTACACTCCTTGCGCGATCGTCGTCCTTAGCCAAATCTGTAAATGGCAAGTATTCGTTGATCGCTCCCATCTTTGCTTCCAGTTCCTCCTCTGTTGTAACTTTACCTTCAAATCGTTTTGCCAACTCATCTACACGAGCTGCTGAAAGTTGAGCGCCCCCAAACTTGGTTTGAAGTAATGCTCTAATTGCTTTTTTGATATCCATTTGTCTTTGTTTTTACCAGTGTCTACCCATATCGAATGGCCTTTCTAAACAGTTAGAACCCGATATAGACAAATATCGCTTACGGAAGTGGTGAAGGGAAATAGTCGTGGTTGTCTTTGGGTAGTTTGACAACGTGGGGTTGTGTGCAGCGCGAAAGCATAGCACAACATATCATAAATGTTTTGTTTATTTAAAAAGTTTGGTATATTTGGCAGTGGGAATGGAAAACCGTTTTGTGAAGTGTGGTGGAATGGATATATTTAAGGCAAAAATATATTATGAAAAGATATCTGATATCCATCTTAATAATAGGTTCTATTGTCGCTTGTAGAAATCAACAAGGAGAGGATCATGCCCAAGATGACACGGTCGTAATTGATAGTAGTATCACCAAACAATCAAATGAACTAAAGCTTTTTTCAAATATAAAGTTGAGTTTTACAAGAGGTGATGATTTAGATGTAAAAAATAAATCAGAGGAATTTTATAAAGAATATAAAAACTCCGATAAAATGGATTCAGTAGAAGTCATGTATGAAAAATCAATGGATGCTTTAGAAGCTAGAGAATTAAAAGAGTATGGTAGTTTAGCATTTAATAGGTATAAACTTAAGGATAATCCAGACTTAAATATTATTGATGAAGAGGCATCAAAGATTGTGTATGGTAAAATAAAATTTGGGATTACTAGAAAAGAATACAAAAAAATAATGGCTGATCCATATGATAGATATAGCGTCGGTAATTACGAATACAGCTTCAATCCTGTTTTCGATAAAACAGGGGAGCTTTATTTATTAGAAATTTCTTCTTTTTATGAAAACGCTAGTAAAATAGAAACTGAATTAAATGATTCTAAAAATAACCTAAGGGATGTTATATCTCAAAAATATGGATCTCCTGTTGAAGATTATGGTAATCCAGACTTTTTTAAATTTAAACCTGGTTATATACAGTGGCAATATAAATGGGATGTTTATACTAAGACAATTTTAATAGGTATATCAGAAGCAAATTCGGGTTCTAGATACAAAACAGTAATGTGGATTTATGACCAACCAACGAAAAACCGTATCGATAATGAAGATAAGGACAAGTATAAAAAAAATACACTAAATGATGCAAAACAATTTTAAAAATAAAATTTGCATTTATCAAAATAGTTTTGCATTTTTGAGATGCGAAACATAGTTGCCGAACTCAAAACGGAAGATTTTATTAAAAATATTGGCGGTGTCCGGTAGCAGTAATGCCCGGAAATTACTTCACTTAGGTGACTGTGTTTCGCAGCACCGCCATACTTAATTCTATCTGTTATGCGAAACGCAGAAATTAACGTCCAAACCACCCAGCTACCATCTAACATCGTAGCTTTCATGACTGCACCATCTGTGCCAGTCGATCCAATTCAAGAAATTCAAACTATTTACAATGTCTCACTACGGATCGCCGCCAGCATCTACGAAGAAGTAGGCGAGCGCTACACCGATGAAAATTGGGTAGCTGCAGTATGTGGTATTGCTTCGCCCGCTTACCTTCAAGAAGTGAAAGGAGGTCTGTCATGTTGAGTACTCAAGAACTACCAAAGTCGATCGTAATGGACAAAGACACCATTGAGGACTTGCACAACCTTTTGTATCAACTCAATTGGTTAAACGATGTAATGCAGACTGACAGATGTAATTCAATTATGAATGCTCTTCTTTTATCTATGGATGAAGATAATAAAGAGCAGATCACTGAAGCCATTCAGACTTTAAGCAGAATTAATCTGAGCGACCGCCTTATTAAACAATCAATTTCTATTTTACAAACGGAAGGAGGGCTACAATAATGGAAGAGCTAATTAAAATCAATGCAGATAATGATGGTGTCAGTACGGTGTCGGCTCGAGATCTTTACATGTTCCTGGAAGTGAAAAGAGATTTTACCACTTGGTGTAAAGCTATGTTTGAATATGGGTTCATCGAAGGAAAAGACTTTACCCCCATTTGGGGGAAAAGTACCGGCGGAAGGCCATCAATCAATTACGCTCTAACTTTAGACACTGCCAAAGAAATAAGCATGATCCAACGATCAGCAAAAGGCAGACAGGCTCGTCAATACTTTATCGAATGTGAGAGGATTGCTAAACACCAACAATCCAACACAGGTAACTTAATTGCGATGACTGAGGAACTCCAAAGGAAGCGGCAGGAGCTACACGATGATATGAAGAAATTGGAGTTTCGTGCGGATAAGTTAGAGATTATTGAAGAGTTTATACTGGAATCCATGGCAAAGTCTGGGTACCATATCGAAGTAGGAAAAACCATTGATACTCGGACCATGCACGAACCTTCATTATCTTGGCAAGATTCTTTTATCCTCACCTACGAGCAGAATGTATATGACAACATCACTAGTAATATCAATGAATGGTTAAGTCAAGGCACCATCCCAGTTGCTGACTTCAATTCTAAATATAAACCAAAGGGGTTAGGTGTTAAAATGTACATTAGAGCGATAAAACGATATTGCATACACTGTAATATTAGGTTTATACCTCATAAAGTTATTTATCTTACTCAAACAGGTACTGTCCGATGTCGGATCTTTGAATCACAGTAAATAGTAAAAGCCCTCAAAGGAGGGCGTTTTTATGCCCCAAACATCACACGATGCTGGGGGATTATTTTATATTTCGAAAATGTCATCTGCGTCCACCGGGCCAAAGTAATTTACAAGTTTTATTCTGAAATGTTTTGGAATGTAATCCATACTCATTACAGCTGCCGACCGAGACTTTCCTTTCCATTCAGTAAGCCATAAATAATAGTGGTTTACAATGCTCAATGCTGACAGCGCATATATAACTGCTTTAAGGTTAGATCTTTTATAACTATTAAGCCTATCGTGTTTAAATGAATTGTATGCTTTCCACCAAAACGGATAGTCGCGTTCTGTCCAATTTTCAAAAGGTTGCACAGATAATTTAAACCCAAACAGCTCCACAGTTTCTTGAAAAATGTTATCGCAGCTATTTCTTTCACATAAACATAAAGTTTTATGGAAATCTGAAATCTTAAAATCTTTGATTTCTTTCCAATCTACTTGTAAATTTTTAGCCATCTCTTTACAAACGACTTCAAATTCTGAACATGCGCTAATGAGTAGCAAACCGATATTATTGGAAAATACATCAAAATTTTCTTCATTAATTTCAATAAAGTCTGAAAGTTCAGTGAATCGTTTTTCTAGGCTTATAAAATAGTTATTCAACTTCATGCCCCAAATATACCTTATTTATCACAAAAAATTATCCTCTGCCCAACCAATCCAGCAACAGAAACTCCCATAATCCGGGCAAGCTTGCATAGCATTTCATGAGTAGGCATGCATTCGCCTTTTTCGTAAGCTTTAAGCGCTGCCCTAGATAGTTGTAGCAGTTCGCAAGCCTGATTGGATCTAAGTCGCTTAGATCGCCTGAAATTGGCTAGATTTTGGGGGAAGTGATTTGTTATCATGGTTACTTACTTTGTCAAAATATATCGCTTAACCAATACGGAACTATCACACACATCCGATGTTACCAGATATAAATCTCCTCCCATTGGAACGCCAACAGGGGAAACGCTAACATTGGTTTCGGTATGCGCACCTAAACAACTGTCAACATAAATAAAATACCCTTTATCATCCTTTCCGTCTGGATTAACATTGCAAGCAAACGTAAGCGCCAATAAGCCTAATACAGTCGTAAATAATATTGATTTCATATAATTGATTTAATAATATTTCTATTCAACATCCAAAACCTAAGCACCATTGATCAAAAAAACCGTGAGGTGTTTGGGAGACAACCCCACGGCTAACCAATTATAAACCTAAATTATGAAAAGTGCTAAACAAAGCCTGTCTTTCCAGGCTGTCAGGTGCTAACGTTCGGTATGGATTTACAGTCCAACCATTGTTTTTCCGATTTGTCACTCATTGGCAAACACTTCGTCGCCGAGGTGATACCCGTCCGGTCATGTCCGTATCTCTATTACCTGTCCATGAAGTCAACCGTCTCCAGTTCTATGTAACCCAACGCGGTTAGCACCATCTCTGCTATCTGTAAGGGTTGTGGAGCGGTGGGATTCGAACCCGCACCAATACGACAGCCTAACTGTTTCCGCGTTAGTCCAATACACGCATTACTTTAGCTATCCGCCCCAGTTTTCCAACGATTCAGTTTCACAACTGTAAGTTGAACACGCAATTTCTTGGATTTGCAGTTGAGGTGAAAGGATTCGAACCTTTACGAGAGTTCTAGTGTGGACACCGTCCAAGTAGTTATTACCTACCAACTCACAACATCTTTGCGTCTACCACGGCCGGCGAACCGCCAACCCATTCCGCCACACCTCAATTTCAAAGCAAGGGCACGCAGTGACCATTTCGTGTAGGTAGCTGGCATCGAACCAGTCTTTCTGAGGGTGTTCTTATGATTACCCATCGAGCCGAACCTTATAGATTTCCTATCACCTTGCTTTATGTTTTTAAACTACGCTTCCACGTTCCCGTAAGCAACTATATAGATTAATACCTCACAGTTAGGCTACATCACGTAGTTTATTTTAATTCCTATCTAATCCTTGCCACAGGGAAAGTGCGTATAGCAGTTACGTTACGTAAGTAAGAGGCTTTACTAACTATGACCCCTAATTATAGACTACCACTTGGCAGGTGAAAATATGCTGCAAATTACCCCTCAGAGTTACTCTACTTGCATTATTCTGGAGTACATATTTTGTCTATCCTTAGTTAGATAGGTTATATTTTCAAAGAACAATCTTTCGCGGTCTATACGGGATTCGAACCCGTGATCTCTCAGCTGACAACCGAGCACTCTAACCAACTGAGCCAATAGACCGTTTTGCTCGGCTTTCCGAGCTGTCATTTTAAGGCCTTTGTTTCATGTGGTATCCCGACCCGTTGCAAAATCTCTATGCACACTCATACGGCCTATATTTTAGCCTTTCGGCTTCCCAACCGACTACGTGTCGTTTGCTTCTCGCTATTGGGTGTTATTTCTTGTTAGAGTTTTTATAACGACCCTAGTCTCTTACCACTGTGTGACCGTTGCCCCGATCACTTGAACAAATATAACACAATTTTCAAACAAAACAAACATTTATTAAACATTTTAAACATTTTGTTTTACAAGGATCCGGCTTCATGCTAACCAGCGCCTTTCAACTTCACAACCGTCCCATCTTCCCCGGCACCTGCCGATCCCTCAGCCTTAATCTTCGCCATCTCGTCCTGTACGTTGGTCACCAGTCCAGACATACCCATCGCCGTCTCACCCGATATCAAACCTCCGCCCTTAGCTTTGATCGCCAAATCAACGTCAGCATCCAAATCGTCAAGTTTGAATCTTGGTACCTCAACAGTAACAGCCAGTTCCTGCAATGCAGCAGTAAGCCCAGTGTCCATACTCGCCAATAACGCCTTTTCCAAATTCACACTTCGCTGTAATAACTCACCATATCCGCCGTCAATCTCATTACTTGCAGCCAAATGGGCATCAATAAACACACGATCAAACGCGACGCCTGAAAGATCCCCCAAAGCCTTCATTTCCTCAAAGCTTATATTTGGTGTTTGGGTTAGCGAGTATATGAAGTTTACTAGGGTGTCAATCTCCAATTCAACTGCTGCAACTGACTGATCCCATGTAACATATTTTGCATCTGCATGATCACCTGTCAACAAGACTGCCTTACCGCTCTCTCCTTTCTCCTGGGCCTCCGCTCCTGCCGCTCCCTTGAATACTAAAGTTGGCGATGCGTGATAATCATTGGTATCAGCAAAGTTTGATATAACCGTTTCCAATCTTTCGATCAACGGCTGCACATTGGACCATATTGGAGTATCTTTAGAGTAATAGATAATCGGGAGCTTCTTGTATGGTAAATCCACTGTCGCGACCAATGTCCATCCACCTTCACCTCCGCCGCCGGATCCTCCCTGCTCAAACTTCAATAGCCGGTCCGCACTGTATATGTCAAAGCATTTCACTGTCTTGTCGCCACCACTGGTTTCGGTTGCCAATTCTTCCAATGACTTACGACGATCGTATTGTAAACCGAAGTATGTTAGATCACCGGTAGCGTCGAAAACGGGAAGTAGTGTATATCCTTTGCTTGGAGACAGTATCTGCATTTTAAAGTCAATAGCCACCTTGCTAAAACCTCCCCAATGACTCGCGTCCTCAGTAACCTTAGAATACCATAACTTAGCAACCTGAAGTTCCTTGTTCAATAATTTGGCAATCTCGGATTCCTTATAACCGACCTTGTTGTTTTCCCGAAGACGTTGCAATAGATTGAAAGCTCGCTCCTGGTCGTTGCCGTCAGGCTCAGCATACAATCGTGCCTTGCCCAGGTTCATAAACGCCACCCTGCGAGTAACAATGATCTCCTGCAAAGCTAAAGGAAGACGAGCCGGATCTACGTACGTTGATGTTAGTGTCGGGGTTTTCCCATCCGCCTGCATGACTGGTTTGCCGTCGGCCCCGATCACCTTCTTCTTAACCTCTTTCCGCTTCCTAAGCTGCTCATCATAGATATTATGCTCCTTGATGTCGGTTTCCTTCTTCACCTCATAGGCAGGAGCTGACTCCTTGCCTAGTTCTTCAATTATCTTTGGGTCAATAGCAGCTGATGCCACCTTAATTTCTTTTTCCATAACTTTATCTTTACTGTACACCGCGGTACTTAGCCAAACATTCCTATTATTGAGTCGTCAAAACCATGTATACCCTTCTTGTGCCTACGCTTGGCATATCTAATCGGGTCAATAGTGTGGTTATTCGAATCGACTGGTATATTAGCCTTTTTATCACTCCAAACATATGTTTTCAACTCACGTTTAATATTTGGAGAATCGGGGCTTACAACTATAGTATAATCCATTAAATCAGCTATTCCTGCCTTAACACTTCCTGGACCTTTGTCACATTCTTCGATATTTAAGCCTAATGCTGCTAAATCAGCGATCAACCTATCTTCTGCACTATCACCGACTATAAGATCTTTTGGGTAATCAATGTATGATAGGTTCATGTTATAAAGATTCTGAAGCTTCAACTGAGCTTTAGTGTAAAAACATTCTTTTACATATACTCGCTTCCTACGTTCATCAACAGCCACCTTAATAAGCGTTGTAGGGTCAATACTAAAACCATAATCTTGCCCGTATAAGTATGGAAGGCTTTCGTCGAACTCTCCTTCTTCCCAATCTGTAAATATTACACCCTCCGCAATGTCAGCCCAACGTCCAATAACTACATAAGCATATTTAGTGCGCTGGAACGCCCTGTGGTAAGCCTTTGCATACTCTTCGCTGTTTGTATCAATAAATTCAGCAATTGCCGCTTCATGGGCTTGTTTTTCGCTTTTACGTTTTATTTCGGCTATTTCAGCCAAAAAAGTTGAACTAACATTTTCAATGTTGTCCAGATACGATGTATGAATATGAAGTACGTTGGGATGCGTTGAAATCTGAACCTCAACACCGTCAATTACCTCGATCCTATGTGAATCTTGGATATATTTTTTGTAAACAAAATGCTCATCATCCGATGGATTCATAATCAGGATTACACGATTCTGTATTCCTTTTTTACGAATGGAAAGTATTAGCTTATCGTAATCATCTTCACTCTGCCACTCCTCCATTTCATCACCAACGAACGTTGTAAGCCCTTCAATTGATTTTAAGTTGGCTGTTTGGTTCCCTGATGATGTTTTGATACCGCGAAACATGATTTCACTCTTCGAGTATTCGTTGATAATATCCTCTGATTTAACCGTGAAATGTTGCGACACTCCATCTAAGTCAATCTTTCCTTTTATTTCAGGAATAACGGATATATCAGCCGATTTCATCGTATACCGACTGTATAAAACTTTATGACCAGCTTCGAAAGTAAGTCTAGTAACGAAGGTAGAAACCTCAAATGATTTACCTGATCCACGACCACCTGTCACTAAAATTATGAAGTGATCCTTATCAGTATAAATCGGTTGAAATTTATCCTTTACAACTACCATTACTTACCTCCTTGCAATTTGAGCCAATTCTCAGGGCTTATTGATCCATTTACGTTCAAATCCTGTTTAAGAGCAGCATAGTCGCCTTCGATTTTTGAAATTTCTGATTGAAGATCTTTTATTGACTTACGCATACCTGTTTTTTCGGATGGTAACAAGTGTCGTTTATATGGCTTTCCTCGACCATTAACATCATAGCAATAACCATCTTCCAACTCGGTAATGATATCATCAATTTGAGATTGAAGTATCATTACTCTTTCATTTTTTGTTTTCAGATCAGCCTTAAGACGTTCTTTTTCAATTTCAACTCGTTCTTCCTTCAATTCTGATTGAACTTCTTGAATACGAGCAGAATGCAGTTTATTTGCTTCTTTCCAGTAACGCTTAAATGTAGTTGAAGATAGGGACCATTTAGGACCAATTAGGTCCAAACACTCAGTATAAGTTGTGCCTTTATCCAATTCAACAAGTATTAATTCAATAGCCTTTTGCTTATTAACCTTGCGACTCATCTCCCCTCACCTCCTCTAAAATTTCGTTTACTGTATCTTTTGCCCAAACTGTTTTGGTGTAGTAAAACCTACATTGCTCAAGCTTCTTTGCAATAGCTTGTTTACTTACGCCGAGAATATCTGCAATCGTCAAAGCAACGCCTTTTCGGATCATTGTATCGGCATGAATAGATTCAGGTGAACAAAGCAAAAGAACTGCTGTAGTAGCTATTAGTCGAACTCTCCAAACTTCTTCACTCCTGAGATACGCTATATTCACCACGCGTTCAACCAATTCAGGTGTGCAAGGAATCGACTGTAGTTTATCTGTTACCTCCTGGTAAACATCTGGGTGATGTGATGAAAGGTATTTGGCGATATTATCTCCGCTGCGGTTACTCATGACGCTTTCTTAATTTCTGGTTGACCAATGATTGAAACAATTACGTCAAGGAATTCTTCAAGAGATCGGATAACCCACACGGGAGTACCATCTTCTGACCAAGTTTTGTGTACTTCTTTTTGAGCAGGAGAAACAGTACCGTCTTCTGTTTTTAGTTCAAAACCGAATGCACGGCCTGAATTGATAAGGATCATGTCAGGTATGCCTGGAACAATACCACTTGCACGTCTCCGTGACAAGAACATTCCGATACGTTTGCGGATTGATTCACGTAGAATGGTAAACCAACGTTGAGAGCCAACATAACGCTGAACCTGTGAGAGTACGTATTCTGCATCATTAGGAAGCTCATTAGCAACGTGGAAAAACTTTCTTCTTGTTGAAGGGTAATAATTCCACATATGCTGAAAAATTTTTGCTTGTAGTTGCTCCTCTGTCATTCTTGTTCATTTTAAAAATAGGAGCCTTCACCCTTGACTGATCCGGCCCCCATTGACATACACAAAGTAAAAATACAACATAACGTTATATAACGCAAATGATATGTGAAAATAAGTTGGGAATGGAGGGAAAACAGTGGAAAACGGTAGTTTCTCACAAAACGCGAAGGTCGTCTCACAAAACGAAAAGGGCAAAAAACGTCGAATGGAAGCTGTGAGAGGGGTTTTCCTATCGTCTCACAAAATACACCCCTATTTTTGAATCTTTACTATAGAATATAATTTACATATACATCTTATTTTTATGCAAACGTTTGCGTGTTACAACATATATATAGCAATTTTTAATAATTGTTTTTTTTAATAAAAAAAGGGTATTATTTTGTAAGACAGGTAAAAATAGGCTGTGGTGGTGCTGTAAAGGCTGTTTTTTCTTACAAAACGTTTTGTAATACACCTGTAAGAACCTGTAATATACTGTAATATTTTGTAAGAAATGGCTAATTTCACTTTTTTTTGGTGGTGTCAGAAAAAATTTGTATGAATGAATATGGAACACGTTATTACTACCTGTATATAAATAAAAAAAAGCGCCTATAATGGCGCTTTTTCAGTAAAATCTATTTTAAGCTATTCTAAAGACTTAATATGTTGTTGGTATGCATCTATCTCAAACTCTCTCGAATAATGAGGCAGAAAGCCTGAAAACGCTAAAAATCCATGCCATTTAACTAAGTAATTGAATCCGTCTCGGGTTAGGACGTATTCCTTATGTGGAATACCTTTATTATTGAATATATTAAGTTCCCAGACGTTTTCGATAAGAAATTTACCTTTCTTTAAATGGCCTTTAATAGGCTTTCTTATTCCTCCTGACACTTCAGTGTGTTCATCTAAGTATTTCTTTATCAGTCTCATTAATTCATCATGAAGTATACCTGTAGTGCTAGATATGGATGATGTTGGAAGTACTAATTTTCCATCACGATATTCTATTCCTATGCCGTTTTGAACGGATTTAGCTAGACGTTCGCACTGGATGAAGTACCTTCTTATCTCACGTCCTTTATCATTTTTCTGAAGCATACCTATTTCCTTTGCTGTATCTATTGTTAATATATAATCCCTTTTACTAACCAATTGATTATCAGACTCGCTAAATTCAGCGGGGGTATTTGTTAAAATATTACCTAAGTAATCATATTCTATAGTAATATAATCCCTTCCAAATTCATATCCATATTCTAGCATCCTTTTGATCCAGTTTGAGAAATCCTCTCCCTTTTGACCTCCTTTTGCTGACTTAACAACAAACTCGTGTAACTCCCTAGCTGACACTGCTTGTCCTAAATTTTCGTTTTCTGTTATTTTAATTAGTTCTTTCATCGTTTTTATTTTTTAAATGATTCCTCCAAATTCATTTCATTCTCGAATGCGGTTATCTGGCTCCTCATATTCAAATGGGCCACCTGAATAGCTTGAGCGGAATATGCAATAGTATTTAGTAGCTGAATAGCATCTTTTATCCTTTCAGCGTTATTACTATCCATTCCGTCCAATAGTACATACATGACTTCATTTGAATACCCAAGACTATTAAAAGTGTTAAACTCGCTTAGATTGAAGAATAAGCGTTCGATTTGATAAATTTCATCCTCTGTGAAATTCAATGTGAATTGGTGTTGATTTTTCGCTGTTCGCATAACTGAAAAATTAAAAATAGGCTCAGGTCACCGCGAACAGCGTCGGAGTACCGAAGAGTTCCCGGACTTTCACCGGTATGCCTGAGCTTTATTGTTAAGAAAAATTTGTCGTGGACTCACTCCACGCTGTTCGCACTTCAAATTTGATAAACAAAAATGAATTATGCAAATTTATTTTTCAATACGGATCGCAAACTCAATAAATATCAGTCTGCGCAGTTCCTCCAAAGATCACGGTGCCCTGGGAAGGGTCACAATTTTCCTCTTGTGAACCATCTGAGTTGATCCGTCAAGGTGGACCAGTTCAATTCCGTATTGTTGCTGTAAAGTGTGTATGTTCATTTTTAGATCGGGCAAAGCCCTGTGCTTTCGTGAATAAAAATTAATCAGGGAAGTATATTCCCATAAGTAGGCCGATCAGGATGCATAGTGAGAATATTATTGCACCAATTGCAAATAATGCTTTCTCTGACTGCATAAATTCGCTCCACTTGTCGCCCATTACCTGTACCCGGAAAACCAACCGTCTCCAAATACCACGTATTCTACGCATCAGATATTCCATTCTTGTAGCTGGCTTAAACTTATTCTTTTGCCAGGCCTGTTGGAGTCGCGAAAGGCGATCGGCAACTTCGTCACGATCAGTACGATCATTAGTTGCGTCCCACAATGGCGGCTGGATCTGATCCAACCCACCAAAATTGTTTCCCTCGGTTTTCATGCCGTAACCTTTAACCAAGTTTCAAAATCAGGCTTTTCAAGGCTACTTACAGACAATTCCACTCTGCAGCATGGGCACTCGTTATGTGCATCGATAGGATCTTCCCAACTGCCATGCGAGTCGGTAACATACACCAGTTGGTCATCACTAACCACCGATTCACAAAACGGACAGATTGTTGTGTGGTTATCCATTTGGTAGTCTGCGTGCATTTGGATCGCTTCATCCAAGCCAATGTCACCGACAATTTCCTTAGCGGATTTATGGATTTCGATTAAAAATTCTTTACTTTGC